GCTCTTTCGCGGCGCGTTCTGCCTCTCTAGCGGCTTCCTTTTCGGCATCTGTTTGATCTTCAAGCGTTTTTATCATCCGCTCTCTAATCATTATATTTGTATCTATTTGAGCGGCTAGTAAAGTTTCTTCTCTTGTGATGTCTGCAATTGCCTGCGCTCTGCGAATTTCGTCAAATGGCATATTCGCTAGATTTTGGCGTGCCTGCTTTAGCTCCTCTAGCCTAGCAACGGCTTGCGCGGTGTTCTTATCAAGCTCTTCTAAGTTTTCGTTAAAGGTTAATAAAAATGCGGCTTGCTGGCTTGCCGTCATTTCTCTAAATTTAAGCCCAAGCTCTTCAAATTTTTCGGATAGCTCTTCCGCGCTGTCTGCGCCTTGCAAAAGCATGGGAATCAACACGCTACCAATGGCCGCGCCAATACCTACAACAGCACCAAGGAGCGGCGCACCAAGGACAAAGCCCAAGTCGGCGGCCTGCACGCCAATGGCTCGCATTGGGTTTTGACCGGCGGCAATCTGACCGGCTAATTGCTCAAACTGTACACCCGCCATGCCAGCCTTGCGGCCAAAGTCGCCCATAACGGCGTTGTTGCGTTTGGTTGCGGTAGCTAGCTTGGTTGTTTGTGCTTGAGTCTTTTGCGCGGCGTCACCAAGACGCTCCACAGCGGCCTCGCCAGCCTTAACGCCAGAGGTATCAACTTTTAGCTGTAATGTGCCGACTTCGGTTGCCATTGCGTGCTAGCCTCTCTTTGTCTACTGAGCGCCATAACAGCGTCAACTTCCCAAGGGCTCAATTTTACACCCGTCAGCCTGCCGTATGCCTCTATTTCTGCGTAGGTGTGTGATTTAAGCGAGCAAAATGTCTCCCACGCATATGAGTGTTCGCCCCTAAGCGTTGGCGCAAGTAGCAAATCCGGAGGCGTGCGGCCCGTCGATTTTTCTACCTGTTTGAGACTGTCATACCGGCTAATCTTTGAGCCCTCTGGCCTGCTATGAATCCAGAAATACCAGCGGCCAAACTCTTGAAGCTCGTCAATTAGCCCTTGGTAAAATTTGCCCCATTCGCCAAAAACTCTAGTAACTGAGCCACTACGTTAGGCGCATTTTCGTACAATGACTTAGCATTGGCCTTGTTAAAGGCGTACTCCTCGCCATCTGCAACAATCCCGCGCCATCCTAGCGTCACCGCTACTAACGCTTCCACATCCATCGCATCAAAATCTATGCTCTTGGCCTTGTCTTGCGCTCTAGCCTCAAGCACTGCGTTTGTCTGTTTCTTTTTCTGCGCCCGCCACTGCTTTGAATCTGAGCCCATGACTTTGATAAATACGTCAGTAGGCTCACGGGTTACAGGGTCGAGAATGTTGCACTCGGCCCCTTCCCCGTGAGATTCAGCCGTAGCTAATCGACTAATTTCCATTATGCCGCCGTTCTAGTGATAACAATCTGGCTTGCGTCGGTTGAGTCGTAGAGAGCTACAAAATCCATAGCAATGGTTACCGCTCCCTCACCCGCAACATCTGGCTGTCCGGTGTTGTACTTAACATTACCCAACTCAATGATGTAGTCATTGCCGTCCAGATCAGTCAGCGTCAAAACGATACTGCTAGATGTTTCGTTGAGAAACTTCTCGTACATCGTCTTGCTGTCAAAGTACGTTGTAAGCGTCCCTGTGAGCCGTGAGCGGCCGATAGAGGGACGGTTAGTAGTCTGGCTACCCACAGAAAATAATGGCTCTATGCCGTTCTCAAGAGACATTTCGATAGACGTAACCGTAGCGATAGATACGCCGCCCTCTGTGATTGATCCGGTAAACGAATCAAAGGGCTGGTTGCCTACGTCAGAAGAGAATGTAGAGCCGGTTATTGCGGTAGTAGCAAGCGCTAGGTTCTTGCCTACAACGCCAAACGTAACGCCAACCATAGCGTTAGGCGATACAGACAAAGACATCGTATTAAATTCGCATCCGGTGTAAGTGTGATACTCAGGCGTAGTCAGATCGCCAAACTTGCGCTGTAGCGAGAAAGAGCGCCGCGTAAGGCCCGCTTTAAGTACATCCGTAGTCCATGTGCCGCACAATACCGCCTCTAGAATATCGTCAAAGGCTCCATACTCAAGCTCTGAGCTAATTTCGCCAGATACAGACTTATTACCATGTCGAAAATCGTCTACCTGACGATCTCCCTTAATGGTTTCGCTTTCAATGGCGTCCTTTGTAACCGCCAGCGTTGTGCCTGTATGCGGCAAAGGGGCAAAAGTAGGGGTTGAGGGAGTCGTGCCATACGTAGTTTCGGCAACGTAATGCAGACTATGTTGTGCGCCGTTTGCAATAGCCATATCTATCTAGCCTCTGTATATGTTTGAAAGTTGACCGAAATTGGCACAAAGTACCATTCTTCATCCAAAATTGCGGGGTTCATACTGACAGAACGCACCCGCACGTTAATGCTATTGTACGTCAAAACAGTGCCACGCTTAAATAAATCGGCCACAGTGTCAATTAGTTGCGGCCTTCCGCTCCCTCTGGGTGCTACAACGTCTATTTGATAAACGCCATTGGTTTCATCTTTGCCGTCAGAGCCCATAGACGCTTGTATAGTCTCCGCTGGGAGAAAAGAGGCCCGTAGGTATGTGGTGCCAGCCTGCGGCTTATACGGCACGTTAGGGAACGCTACGTTAGTGCCTGTAATCGTTGCTAGCTTCGTATCAAGCGCGGCCTGCACATCGTTAAATATCGTAGTCACAGTTTCGCCGCCTCTTCTCTTATAACTCGCTCAAACTCTGCCACTGATATTCTCACCATACCGTTTGGTGCTTGCGTTGAATATCCGTTTTGAGTCTTGCCGGTTTGCTTTTTAGGTGATGATGGATAGCCCCCAAACTCTAATTTTTCAGCGTATGGCATATTGTTGCTAATAAAATACGCGCTTGCTGGAAATCGTTGGTTTTGTGCGACATTCGCCGCTGATGCTATCGTATTAGCTCCACTTTTATCTGGGCCTACTTCACCGCGTGCCGGTGCATCTACAGTGATCTGCCAATTACCGCGAAACCGGCCCGTGTCTACAGGGCTACGCTTCACGATCCTAGAAAACATGCCCATAACCGTGCCGCGCACTACTTTCTCGGGTATTTTACTTATGTCTTCTATGGCAACCGTCCACGTTTTCATTTGCGTACCTGTAAATTAGCCGACAATGCCGTGCCACTTGGGGAGCTTATTGATACAGATACGATCCTGTAGGTATCAGTGCCAATCGCCACGGTATCGCCTACCTCGTAGGCATAGCCTTCCGCTAGTAGTCTGCGGTCACCGGCTTCTATCGTCAGCCCCCCAGCATCCGCATCGCGATAATCAAATACGCACGCATATTTTGTATACGTAGATGTCGTATTGCTTGTCTGCCCCGTAGCTGGGTTATATGCGCCCTTTGTTGTGCGCGTAAACGTGTACTGCTTGCCAAACTTGGTCAGCAAGGCTGTAGCAGATGCCTGCAACGGCAGATAGTTAAAGCTCATAGCCTATTTACTTCACCGATAGGTCTAATTAGCTTACGCAAAGCGTTTGTTAGGGCTGGCGTGTTACGCTTCATCCCAGAGCCAGATTTGTAGGTAACGCTTATGTCACCAATCTTCTCACTGACCGTTTCACGCTCTGATGCTGTCAGCTTGCTGTCGCCGTCTATCTCTATTTTGACAGCCTCATAAACAGCAATCTTTAGCTCTTTGGGTATCTCGTTAGATTCGACAGAATAACCGTCAATAAATACGTAATCTCGGGGCCACTGCAAAGCCTGCGTTTCTTCATGCTTTTGCCCGACAAAGTGGCGAGATTCAATATAATCCATAGCCCGCAGAATCTTTTGCTCTATCTGCGGATATGAGGGATACGTAAGCCCTCTAGCGTCAGCCCACGCAATATAATCGCCAACACTTACATATGAGTTTGCGTTAGCAACTAAAGTACCGTTTTCTACAGTTAAAGCCATGAACACCCCACAAAAGAGGAAAGGGGGCCGAAGCCCCCTGAGAGGTTTAGCCTTTGATGAATGCCACGAAATCGGGCTTCCATACTTTAACGCCCCAAGACGCCGCGACCTCAATCATTGACTTACGATAGCCTCGGTAGCTACGTACTTCAAAGACAATTCCGCTATTGGGGTCTTGAACCGTGATCGCATCGTCAGCCGCATCGCCGCCGTTTGGTACGGCTGGGGCGCGGATAGCCAACTCAGCAGACGCACGATGGAAAGCGACGTTCATCACTTCATCAGGGTCGGGCGTGATGTTGGTGTACACTTTAGCTGACTCGCGTACTGCAAAGCCTTGCAGATCAAGCAGAACGCCTTGACGCAGAAGGTCAGAGCCGCCAGAGGTGTTAACCTGAGTCAAGCTAGACAGTTGACGCAGTTTAGCGCCTGCCGCAGTGTCGATAACGAGAGATGCTTGGCCGTCATTGGTAGGCATTCCGTTATCAACCAACAGCTTGCGAACATCTGCAATTAAATCAAAGTTGCTAGCGAACGGCGTAGTGCCGCCAGTGCCTACAGAGCCAGCGGTGCCAGTAGCCTGCCCAAATGCTTCACCAAGATCAGTCTCGATCTCGTTGCAAAGGGTACGCATAGCCTGCTTGATCTGGTCACCATAAACAGTCTCAAAGCCGATACCGTTGTTGAGGTGTCGCACATCTTCGCCAGTGTAGGGGATTTGCACTGCGCGAGCGTTAGTGATGCTAAGGGTCTTGTTGTCTACCGTCTGGTCAGTGCCTTCCGGAATAGTCATCGCCTCAGTAACATTTACAGCAGTCGCGGCGCGAGTGAAAGACGCACGAACAACGTCGCCCTTAGCCGCTCGCTCTGAGCCGTTAGCGTTGATAGTTACAGCAGGGATAAAGCCCACAAGCTCGCGCCCTACTACGTCAGCGGCTTTATAGATATCTGCCGCCAGATCAGTCAATACGTTAGCCATCATGGGCCTCCAAATTAGTCATCAAAAATTTGACCGCCTGACTTGAAGAAATCGGCACGCTGTACGTGATTCATTCCCTCAAACTCAGCACGGCTAATCTCCAAGCTACGTCCTTCGGCCCTGCCATCTGAACGTGCGGCCCCGCCGCCACTCGCTTGAGTACCATCTACTAAGAAATCGTACTTTCCGCGAATACTTGCTGTTAATTCGTCAATAGTTGAAACCGTGAGTTGCCCGTTTTCGTCGGTTACTCTAATTTCACCATCAACAATAGTTAGCCTCTGGCTAATTTTCTCTGACAAAAGGTCTGCCCTCTGGACATTCTTTGTCAGTTGTGAAGCTATTTTACCAGCTTCCGCGGATATTTTCTGCATAGTAATACTAGCATTCATATCCTCAATTGTTTTTCGCAACGTATCAGCTTCGTTTTTTTGCGATTCAAATAGTTGCTTGTAATCATTTTCTGCGGCGGCTTTCTGTTCGGCCTCAAGTTTAGCGGCGAGCCGTGCATCCTCGCGCTCTGCTTGCACCTTTTTCTTTTCGGCTAATAGCTCATCAACCTTAGCTTTAAGCCCTGCCGTTTGCTCATCTAACTTAGCTTGTAGAGCCTCATCAAATTTAGCCATAACAGCCTGTTTTGCCTCTTCAGGCAGTTCAACACCTTCTAATTCCATGCTTCACCTCTGGTTTGCAAGTTTGCGGCTCTGCCGCGTTACAGATACACCAAAATCTCTTCTGGCGCGATTGCTATCAACCCTTCCACCATTTCGCCAAACCGATCAGGGTCTATAAATCGTTGTAGCGAATAAAACTCATCTACGTGAGCTTTTGTTAATTTTTCTACATTAAGCAATTCTATAGCCCGCTCTAGCGCCTTGTCTCTATTCATTAAATCCCCCCTGATGATCGGGTGTTCGATTTCATTGCTAATTCCATCAGTTCATCGAAGTATTCTGCTAATCGCCTATCTCTACGCGCTAATGCCTCACGGTTTACAACCCACGCCAAAAACGCCTCTGCATGGGACTCGGCGTCATTGCTAGAGCCGTATTGCGTCATTCTTGATTTTGCTAAATGCGCGGGAAATTTAGGGAATCCAGCAAAATAATGAACCTGATGCCCTAATTCATGCAAAAGCGTAGCGGCTACTCTACCGGCAGGATCACTCATTTCTGTTTTCATGCCATACGAAAACGACCAAGGCTGGTCTTTATATGGCCTATCTGACGCGGCATAGCGCTGTACAACCTCTTTCAGTCTGCTTGCTATTTGTTTGGGGTTATTAAAATTAGCTTTTGTTTCGTTTTTTACAACAATGTGATCGTAATAGGCGCTAGTAAAACCGTTTGTCCTGCCCGCTGTTCTTGTCGTATGCAAGTAATGCGGGTAATTTGTGTAGTCCTTATAAAATTCACTGGGGCTGGCATCGTCTAGTAGATAATCATAAACATCGTACTGTATAGCCTTTGCCGACTTATTATTTCGGCCCATTTGATTCGCCGTAATCAGAACCGTTTTTATGCGCTTCTGCTCCATAAACTGCTGTAGCTTTGCCATTTCTGGCGTGCCTATTTCTTCATAAAGCGCATTTAATTTTTCTCTGTTTACGTTTTTGCCTGTAGTAAACAGGGACGGCAAGACAGCATTAACTCTCTCTGGCTCTGGAGGCGGTGGTGGCAATGATCTCTCTACGGCCTCGGTTATGGTCATGCCATTGAATTGCGTATCTAGCTCGGCTAACTGCCGCAAGGTGTAAGTCTTGCCTCTGTCATCGACAAACTTGTCTATGGTCATCCCGCTACGGAATAACTTGGCCCTAGCTTTGCCCAGCACCTTGTTCTGAAACGGCTCGCTCTGCTTACGTAGCCACTGGTCATAATTCAGCCCCGCAGATACCTGACCAGCCCCACCACTGCCTTTCGCGGCCCTTGTGCCAACAATATCAGCGCCTAAATCGTATCTCGGGTTTACCTTCGGGACAATCGTACTGCGGCAATTGAAGTGCGCTGGCGGCTTGGGGTCTTTATCGTAATCTTTGTATATAACGCCATCTCTAGACATACAGATTAGCGACGTGCGGCTATCTAGCGTTGCTACCCATTCATATCCAAGTAGCACATCGTCATTCTCTTTTAGCGTCTCTTTCCGCGCCTGCACTGAGACATGGTTAACGGCTGTGCGTGCCAAGGTAGCGGCCTTGCGCCCCTGCAACGGCACTAACCCGCGTATATTGCGCGTTAGCTCGTCAGTCGTATCGCCCAGCACGATCGATGTGCGTATCTGATCCATGACTAAATTGGCGTGAACAGGGCCAAAATCGTCCAGCATACCGCCGAGCGTATAGCCCTTGCTCGGTTCCAGCCCCATGATGCCAGTAAATGCCGCCTGCTGTATCTGCATTGGCGACGGTAGCGTTACATCAATCTCCAGATGCTTCTGCATCATGCTCTGATTAAATTCAGCCTCATATGCGCCAAACTTAACCAGATCGCTTTTGTACTGGTCTGCATATTCTTTATTAGACGCAAGTAGGTATTGATACAGGTCTGTAGCCTGCGCCTGCGCCCTGCTACGGCCAAATGCGGTGAGGTTGCCACTCTCCAGCCTGTAGACAACCTCTTCTAGCTGGCGGGCAATAAACTGCTCTGCCTCGCGCTCCCTGCCTTTGGCATAGCGCAACACGAATATCTGATGCCGCGTAACTGCATCAAAAATATCATCTTCGGCAGACACTTAACGGTAATTACTTTTTGCCCTTTTTCTTGGGCTTTGCTTTTTTCTTGGCTTTCGCCATTCCGGATTTCTTTATGTAATCAGTTGGCATCTGTCACCTCACCATTTAACTTTGTTTGCCCAATACGCCGCAGACATCTTGCCCTTGGCTATATTCTTGGCGTGCCTTGCCTTAAAGCTGGCTCGCTTTTTCTTCATGGCATCGCTTTCGCCTGCCTTTGGCTTGCCCGCCGTCTTAGCGCCCTGCTCCCCAAAGCGTATTAGCTTGGTCTTGTCGCCGTCTTTAGCAAGCACTACATGGCTCTTACTGGCGTGCTTTGGCGTTCTCTTGGGCTTGTTGTAGCCTGATAAGCCGTATCTCTCTAGCCTCGGGTCTTTGCTCATAGCGGGGGCAAGTCTCCCATTTCTTCGCGCACCTCTTCCAACGTGCGAGAACCGTCAACAATGCCAGCGGCTTTTAGCCGGTCAAATATATCTTGATCACCAATAATCTGGCGATCCAGCAAGGTAACCATAGACATAAGCAATTGCGGGTCTACTGACTTGTCATAAAACTCTCGGTTTAGCTCAAACGTGATTTCATCGCTTGATCCCATAAACTCAGCACACCAGTACAAGCACTGCTCTATTGCGGCGCTTAGGTTGTCAGCAATATCGCCAAGCACAGAGTTTTCTGACGCAAAGCGGATACGTGCGCCCTCTGCCGTCTCGTTGTTGCCTCTGTCGGTGATGATTCGCGCACCAATAGCCACCATCTGCATCTCTTTGGCCTTCATAGCCTCAAGCACCAGATTGTTGGCATTGGGTTGCAGTAACGTCGCAGAGCCAGACTCGCCTAATACATGGCCTGCCCTAGACCCCAGCTTTATGCCGTCTGGGTTGTATTCGTACCACTCTTCTGAGTTGAGCGAGTGCGTAATAAATAACGTAGGCTGGCCGGTAATGAAACACGATTCTTCGTAGTCTGCTGAGTTGCGGTAATGTGCAATGTTCACATCCGCAATATCAGACAAAGGCGCATCGTCAATGGTGCTGTCGTTGTTCTTAGACCCCACAAATATTGCGGGTATTACGTCCCAATTACTGCCGTCTGCACGCTTGGGGTAAATCTCGTCGGTATACGGCATATCTTCCCGATAGATTTGCTGGGTATATCCATCTTCACGCAAGCGCAACACTCTATATTGCACCTCGCTATCGTGTTCAAACTCATCGTCTGCCGTCTTGTAGTTTTCTGCCAATACAATCAGGGTAACGAGCTTTCTGCCGCCTACAGTCTCAGTGTGCCAGTTAATTACTTGCTCGCACGCATACGGAATAATTGAGGCTCGGATGCTAAGGCGCTGTATCTCTTCAAGGCTTAACCCGCTATCTGCCTGCGGATAATCGACAAGCAATAGCGTTCTGCCGGTTTCCAGCAGATTGGATAACTCGTCTTTGGCTAACTGCTCAATCCCCAAGCCGTCGCCAGTGGCGTCATCAATCAAATACTCTAATGCCTCTGGCAACTCATACTTTGGCGGCTTACGGAATGCGGCACCAACCAGAGCGTTTTTTGTGCGGCCGGTGTAATTAGCAAATACCGCCCTGCGGATATATTGCCGGTAGCGCAACGTATTCTCGCCCATGCGCTCGTCTAGCGTCTCTGGGTCTGGGACGGGCAAATATACGTGTTTCTTTTCTTTTATCTGTACAGAGCCTTTAACGGCGTCTCGGGTCTTATCCCAGACGGGCTTATACAATTCATACTGCGGATGCTTAGTGCTTACAGGCATAAGGGATTAACCTGATATAGAGTTTGGCGCATATATTATCATAGCGCGAATTTAAATGAGACGTTAGTAACTGGTTTAACTACTGGCATCTCATACGCAATGGGGTACGTTGTTGCATCATTCTGATGATCTCGACCGTTGCTTTTGTCTGGCTCGCCATTCTTGTACACCTGTTGCTCTAGGCATTCGGCAACCGTTGGGCATTTGTTTGCGTTAACCTTTACTCGCCCCTGCTCTAATGCCGCATTCATAGACATAATTCTATCTTTAACTGCTGGGTTGCGTTTATTAACTCGGATCGTAAAGCCAGCCTGCTCCAACAAAGCAATATCTGACTTACTTGCGTCTACCGTCTTGCGGCTTTTGCCGCTTGCATCTGGATATATAACAATGTGATTGTTTTTGTACCTGTTCTGTATGATAGACACCATTTCTGGCGTGTCATACATATTTACTAGCTCGTCAACGCAATGCCATACCTTGCCGCCATCACGCTGTACATAGACCGTTGCCGCCTGCTTGGTTACGTTGAAGTCACACCCAATAAACAACGGCTCGCCGTCTCGTATTGTTTCGTCTGAGTCGCAAGCGTGCCTGTTGTAGCTCGTATAGACCGTACCAGACGTTAAGTTAACAAACCGGCCCTCTAGATATGCCTCCAACAAATGCGCTGGATAAGCGTCCTGTAAGCTCTCAATGTAGCCATCTGGCAGATGCGGGTTCGATCTGGTTGGCGCTTGAATGATTGCATACTCTGGCTTGGCCTCTTTGCGCCATTGCTCATATACAAACCTAAAGCCCTCTGGCGTTGTCGTAACGCCTACTGTATTCGGCCCATCTTTAGCCTGCCGGTTTCTTGCCATGACTTGCCGCCATACATATGCGGCATCATCACGCTTTAGCGTATCCAGCTCGTCAATGTCGGCATCTGCGTGTTCGTATCCGATAATCCGCTGTGGATTCTCCATGGAGCGGAAAAAGATACAGCCATAGCCTTCTATGTCGATCTGGTTAACTGGTGACTTCTGTAATCGGTAGGATATGCCAAGCTCTGTTAGCGTTGCTTCAAACCTCGGCCATGCGATCATTCGGATAAGGTCATATGTTGGCTCGTAAAAGCCTCTATTAGCGCCCTTGTTCTTGATGATGCCAAATATACATCTGAGGATAGCGGCCTCTGTTTTGCCAGCGCCAAAGCCCGCAACGAATGCAGGAAACCGCTGGGTTGCCGTGATGTATTTATATTGGGGGACGGTCGGCTCAACCGTTGTCATCTTCAGGCTTTACCAGATTGATTGTGATTGGCTGTGATCCTGTATCTACATCGCCGTCATCTTTTACATCTGGCAAGTATTTAGCCAAAAGCCTTATGCGCTGTTCGTTGGCTGTCTTGAGCTTTAATATTTCTTTTTGGAATAAGTCGCTATTGCAGTCCAGTTGCTCTATTTTTTCTATGTTATCAAGCACATGGTCTAGCTTACCTCTTTCGCTAAGGTAAGTACGTAACTCTTCTCTGCGGATTTCGCGATTCTGTTGCGCTCTGGTCTTTGCCATTACATATCTGGATGGGGTATTGAGTATGCCCAATACTGCCCTTTCTCTGCTCCTACTCTGATTTCGCCGTCACCTATATCGGTGTCATCCATTGGGTACGACTCTACTGTACCGTCGCTAAAGGCAACTAAATAAGTGCCTGCCTCCCTTGGCATTTCGCCAAACGATATTGGATTCCACTTTATTGTAACGGTCTGCTCCATACAAATATGGTATCAGAGTTTAAGTGCTGTGGACGATTAAATTAGCGCGATCAATGCGTAAGCCCCCACGCATATCATCTAATCTTTCGACGCCACAGCTCGCCGTTTAGGAGTCGGGGCTAGTTCGTTGATGGGTTACGGCTCCAATAACTGTACCCATATAATTCTGCGCCTCTGATGTACTTTGCTAACGTGCTTCTATGTACATCAAACTCGTTTGCAACATCCTCAAATGTAACACCCTCGTCAAGCAATTCAAACGCTTTTGCAATCTGCTCTTTTGAGAGCCTATATTTTACATGCCTCTCGCCTGTTTTCATAATCGGGCCACCCAGATTCCCCGTTAGATATTTTATGTAGATGAATCATTTTGCAATAGTGCGCGTGTTCGTTAAGCGCCTCTTGTTTGTCGCCCTCTCCCACGATGCTCATCGCTACCATCATCACCACAAAGCCAAGCGCTAACCAATGCTCAGAAATTGCCATTTTTACCCACTCCCAACAGTTTGCGGTAATCCCGCTTATCATTGCTATCCGTCATTATCTGATCGATAAAGTCGTACAGCTTCGGCTCAATGTGGCGGTAATAGGCTAGTTCTACCGCCATACTGTACTGCTGGCGGGGCGTTAGCCCTTGCCAGTGATATTTTTGCTTCACAAAAGCGTCTAGCATTTCGTCGCTTATTCGTTCATGCGTCATTGCTATCTCTCCCTAAAGGGCCGCTTACGCGGCCTTCTTCATTGCTTTGACGTTGACCAGCACCCGCTGGTGTAGTCGCTGGATGTTGTAGCCGCCAGCGTATATTACGCTGATAGTAACGCGGTGGCCGTCGATCAACCACATGCCCTCAAAGTTTTGACCGTATACCACTTTGAAGTTATCAACGTCGATTGACTCAATGCCAGCCTTCTTAAATTTGGCGGCGATGCGAGCGTTACGCGCTTCGTGCGTGTTCTTGACAGCGACGATGTGACGATTGATGTGCTCCGCTTCTCCCCAGTCAAAATCATTGCGAAACTTGGCGCTAAAAAAGGCCTTAATTGCTTCCATCTTTCGCTGACGCTCACCCTGTTCGCGGTAAGGAACGGCTAAATACTCGGCCTTCATATCGCGGTACTGTTGTCGCGCTTCGACGATCAAAGCGGGAACGTCAGCAATAGCCTGCGCGTCAGACTCAGCGAATGCTTTTTCAATTTGTTGAATTAAGTTACTCATGTCATTGACTCCATATATCAGTTAGTTGATATGCGTAGATTACTTACCAACCATGTACGGGTCAACACTTTTGTTTATACTATTTTGTTCTATAGCTAGATATAGCTTATAACCTGATAATCTGGGTTTGCCTCCAGCTTTAGCAACTCTTGACGGTAATGCTTGGCTACTTCCCGCCTAACGTCCTGAGTGCCTTTAAGGATGCCGTTGCGTTTTTCCCGTAGGATTGCCATATGCACCTCGCCAACCTCTTCCAATAGCCAATCATGAAACGCTAGGGGGTTTTCTGTGAAATATCGGTGATGATGATGGCAAAGCGTTACCGCATTCATCATATCCCAGCGGGTTACAACCGCACGCCTGCCGTATATATGGGCGCACTCTAGCGTTTCACGCTTGCCACAATATAAGCACTCCCCATCTCTCGCCCGTACAACTTTGCTAAATACGATGTCTGCGGCATCACGTTTTATAGCCATTAAATAGCTTTCTCCATGTCTCTAAATTTGCGCTCGCGGCCTATTGCCTTAGTAAACTCTCTGCATGGGTCGCACTTCCACCCATGTAGCTTGCCGTCTATGCACTTCAGAAACATCGGTCGCATCTCAGTGCGACACTTCGGGCACCTCATCTGGGGTAAATTCAATCTCGTAATCCTCTAACGCTAGGGCTGTTTGCCAATGGCTCGCAAACTCTTGGGCATCCATCGCAATGGTCACCCCTTCGGGCCATGTGTCGGTATATACAACCGTGTGCTTGCTGTTGGCTATATCTGTAACGCACCCGCCAATTGTTGCGGGCAGAAACACCACAATGCCTTTATCTTTTGGTAATGGGGCCGCGATTAACATCATTTCTATGATCCTCTTGCCATGCGAATATCACACCTATACCGCGCAACCTCCCCAAACTCTTTATGTAACACTATTGCGTTCATATCGCGGCCTGACCGATAGCCTTTTGCCGCGTGCCATGCGTCTTTAGCCGCCAGCGTTCTAAAGCTCTCCACAGTACACCCGCGTAGCTCTGTCTTTCGCGAGTGATGTATGTGGCCTACAAACCACATCCTATGTTCTGTTGCACCCCAATCCTCTGCCCGATCTGTAGCCATCAACTCGCCTAAATCTGCGTGCTTGATCGTGTCGCCGTGGGTTACCCCTATCAGACACTTGCCAAATTTGACGTAATGAAACTTTGCCACAGTAGGGTGAATGATAACCCGAGGCTCGTCATTAAAATACGCTGACAGAAACGCCGACAGCATCACTGCGCTATGGTCGTCGTGATTACCGATAGCGTTGATCACCTCTACCTCTGGGTATTTTTTAAGCGCCAGATAAATCATATCAACCATCACCATACAGCCCAGCTTTAGCACTCGCGCCCACCTTGAATCCACATCAAGCGCCGCGCCTGATCTGCTTGTTCGGTTGCTCTGATTGTCACTATGGAAGAAATCGCCCAGATTCGCTATTAGGCATCTATCTGCGTCTGGGGATGCGTTAAACAGGCCATGGGAAGCATTGAGCAAATCATCGCGGGCTATGTCGGTGTCAAAATCTTCGCCACACTCTTCAGCCCATGCGTACAGGCCAATATGCGGGTCGCCTATGGGGATGGCGACAAGGTAATCAGACCCATCGCGCTTTTGCTTGTTTTGTTTTGTCGGCTTTGCCAGCCCTTTGTAATCCTCTACAGCATCAGCGATCGCTTCGCTTAGTGCTTTGAGTCGGTCATCATCACTTAGCTTTGATTTTACCCACTGGCCTATGGCCTTACCTTCATCGTTGTAATAGGTTGAGACGCCAGAAACCACAAACCCGTCAGGGACGGGCTTAGTCATGTCATGTTCTGGGCTGTATCCCATCCGCGCCGCCCTTTTTTTTACGCGCTCTAATGCCTTGTATATGTTTCGCTCTGAAACGCCAAACTCTTTGGCTATATCCGAAATCGTCCAGCCTTCGGCTCTTAACCTCAGAACCTCGCGCTGTCTGTCAGTTACCGCGTATTGCTCTAGACTCATCCCCGCCCCCAAGAATTTGCATATATTCGGAATCATCCGGACAAGTAACATTGACCCCATGATCCAACAGCCAGACTTGCACCTGATTCATAAAGTCAAACATTTCGCCGCGATCTAATTTACTCGTAGATTTAAGTTGATTCGGGATGGTTGTATTTCCAACAATTATATCGTGCGTACCTAAAAAACGATACTTCAATAAATCCTTAGCTCGCTCCTGATCTATATCTATACCCTTTGCCGCAAAGTGTTCAGCCATCTCTCTGCACCAAATATGGAAAAGTGCGTTTTGTGAAAGCGAGCGCCTACCCACATGCGCTTTTGCCCTCCACTCAACCGGCCGCGACCAATCCCAATTATCGCGTAACCACTGCTCAAAAAACCCGATACGCTCTTTGAGCTGGTTAACATCTCTGCACAACCAAAACTCTGGCATTAAAACGCCTCCACAGTGCGAAGAGGAAGCTTTACATCCTGCCCATACTGTTGATCTTTAAACGTCATGCCATTGCCGTAATACAGCTTTAGCGTGCCGTTCCACATCGCGCCAAACTTCTGCTTTCTGATTTGCACATCTAAGTCTGCGGTTTCGTCTAGCAAGTCTTGCTCCGCTCCGGTAAGAAACTTGCCGCTTGCCTGCTTCTCTAGCGCCTCGCCGCGCTCTATGTTGCGATTAACAAGAATCAGATTTGTCGCAAGATCGGTAAACGCTCCAGCCCCGCGCACATCGTCAGAAGTTGCTCGGTGGTAGGTGTGGCCGCTTGGCCGCTTTCTGGTGTGATGAATCAGCACGATATGCACGCCCATCTCCGCAAGACCAATAAGCGCATTCATAAAATCGCGCTGTTCGTCTATATCCTCTGAAACGCCGCACTTCTGTACGTTGTCTATCACTACCAGCTTACAGCCGCGCTTGTGAAACGCATCTACGCAACCGTATGCCCTAGCTGGCTGTACGGTGCCGTACACTTTGTAGTGCCAAATCCTGTTTCTGGTGAAATCGCAAAGCTGGTCAAATTGCTCCCGCGTCACGTTGTCGCTCGCAAAAGCCTGCTTCTGAAATCTGTACACTTGCGCCCGAAACGGCTCCTCTAGGCTCATCATGCCAACCGGATGATATCGGCTGTAATGTAACGCCATCTGCGACATTAACGCCGATTTCGCGGAGTTGTTAGGGCCAGCTATCAACGTCACCTCGCCCTCTCTCCATCCCCATTTACCGTGCATCTCACCCCAAGGCATTGGCACGCCAGAATTGCGGCCATGAACTTGCATTTGCTCCCACAACTCATCCCGTGAGTCAGCCATCTGCGCTAGGCGCATTGACTCAAACTGGCTTAGTCGCTGTGCTAGATCAGCAGGCGTGAGGTCTTGAATATCCGCTGGCCTAAGCGGTTGCACTACGTCGCTCATATACCCGCCCAATTCTTACGAATCGCCTCCTTAAACGCTGAATCCCAATTTACATATTTGTAATCTTTTGATTGAGCCCGATCTACAAAATGCTCTAGATGCTGATTAAGCCGTTTATGGCCGTGTTGCTCTGCCCACTTCCGCACGCTTTCAGAAATACCAAACCCATCAGGGATGGATGTTTTCCGCTTGCGTATATCTTTCTCTTCTATTCTATCTATTCTATTAGGAGGGATTTTATCCGGACTAGCTCCGGAGTTTGTCCGGACACTGTTGCTTTGCCGCATTAGCTTTAGCGTATATTCGTCTGATCTGCTTGACATTTTTAGGCATGTAATCCTGCCTTCTGCGTTTTCAAATAGTCCCAGATCGCACATAAAGCGCATCATCTCTTCAACCCTCTCTCTGTGAATGTTTACCTCTGCCGCAATAAGCTCTGCGTCCTCTTCTAGCTCAAAGGTGAGGTTATGTGGCTCGACGGTTCTGGCTATGCACTCAAGTAAATACCAATAGACGCCGTAGCCTTCCATTCCATACTTGTGCTTAAGCCTTTTTAGTTTTGCGTCGATGCTTGCGTTAGAGTCATGTTTAAACCACTTCACTTGTTGGCCTCGCCTGCAACATGCTCACACCAGCCAAATGGCTTGCCGCCCCGTAATGCCGCACGCTCTGCCTCTGCCATGCGTTGTGCCGTCATATCTTTCTGATGGCGAGCGAGGTCTACCGTGTAATCGTCTACGGTGCGCTCTACGATATTATTGCGTTTAGCAATGCTGTGATAATGCTTGTCCGTGTCGGGATACAGAGAGCCCCAATCAAGCCCTACTGCGCTGATAATATCTAGGTTGGCACAACCGGCCCAGCAATGAATTAAAAGCCTGCCATCCTCGCCAATGTCGATATTTAGTGATGGATCAGAGTCGCTATGCGCTGGGCAACATGCCCGCCAGCTCCCCTGTTTGATTTTCTTTAATTTATTTAATTTCGATAAAAAGGTGTCATAACGGTGCATACCGTAACCCCCAGCGGTGTTATACTGATCATGGATATACCCTCCCCCTTGCCCCGTTATACGGGGCTTTTTTTGTCTAGAAAATCATCTAGCTCAATCTCCAGCGCCGTGCAGATTTTCTTGAGGGTGCTAATTTTAAGGTCTTGCTGAGAACGCCAGCGGCTAACTTGCTGGGGGCTAGTGTCTAGCCGCCTAGCAAGCTCTGCGCCGCTAATGCTGTTCTGCGCTTGAACCTGACGGATTCTTTCGCCTACGTGCATCAAAACGGCACATCCTCGACCGCTGGAGGCTGTGGCGGCGTGTTGACTTGCTCGGGCTTCCAATCGTCAATTCTGGCGTAGCCTTTTCCAGACTTGGCTATCAGCATTTCCATATTTACCCATTCGTCATTTGGGTTTGCTTTAATGTAGCCGCCCATCCACTCGCGAAACTGTGCGATGTTTATGGATGCCTTGCCAATTACAAAATCTGGCGCGTTTTGGTGCTTTGCTTTGGGGTAAAACCCTCCGATCATATCAGCCATTATAAATCTCCTTTCTGGCTTGGTTGCTTTCGTTGCTTCTAAAAAACTGCCGCTCTGCTGTTGTAAAGATGCCGCCCTTTGTCGTAGCAATGCCTAACAGCAATTCTTTCTCTTCGTTGCTGAATCCCTCATGGAGCTGGTTAGCATACATCACATCATTGTCTGCGATAGCCTGTTTAATCTCCACAACGCTGTCCCAATTGTTACGAACAAACTCAACGTGCGCCATCAATGCGGTGCCTGCTCTGGTCAACGTCTCGATTTTCTGGCCCTGCTCGGTAAAGCTGTCTGCCTCATCCTCTGCATATACCTGACCGTGTACACCAATTAGCTTCAGAATCACGCGATCCTTTGCACGCTTTTCAGCCATAGCGCAGTAGTATTTGTTATGGCTAGTCGTTGATGACGCCTCACCTACTGACCATTCGCTTAGATCGCCTAGATGCCCTTGCACACTGAGCGCCACAAAATCCGCGCTAACGTGCAATGGTGTTGGGGGATCAAATTTAATCCCTAGCTTTGCGGCGATGCGCTCACAAGCAAAGTGCTTGACTGCCCACATGCCGCTCCGCACCTCCCAGCACGCTTGTTGTCGATTTAGGCCAACGGCTTGGAGTTGTTCTTTTATCGCTTCTGGTATGTCAGCCATAATTACCCCCAGATCGTCATTACAGCGATGAACACCAAAGCCAACCAGATGCCAATAGCGCTCAACGCTCCGACTATCAACAGCTTGCCCATGTGGTCATCAAACAGCACGCCGCCCGTAAAGTCCTGAACGTCTACTTTTTGCGGCGGTCGCGCTGACTTCTTTTTGCTCGCCAGTTGCAAGCCTGAGTCCGTCGCGATTATCTCGCCGCGCAAAAGCATGTTGTTGACTGTGCGCTGAATGCGTAGAGAGTTGCCAGTAACACCCGATACAATCGCGGATTTGTTACATGGGCCGTTTTCGCCAAGGAACCGCACAACTCTGTTCTTCATCTTGGTGTACGAAACCCGCTTTGTGCTATGTCGCTTTGCTTTCAATGTTAACTGCTCCATTACAATACCCCACTATTGTTTAGTTGTTCTTGCATTTGATTAAACTCATAGCCGCGCCCAAACCCTTCAATGAAAACCTTATTAAATGTCTCATCGGGGATTACGTTGCCAGCATAGCCAGCCACAAACCCAGCTTTATATTCACGCTCTGCCCATTCGCTATACATAGACCAAGCCTGATTCATTGCCTTGTCGATATTCATCATCATCGTAATCACCATGCTACGTTCTGCTCTTCACACTCAAGCAACCAAGTGTGCGCGGTTTGACTGATGTATGACCAAATCGCATTTGCCGTTAGCTCATTGATTCGGCTGGCATCAGCAGAGTCAAACGTCATTGCAATCCACTCAAGCTGATTTTCATAAATGGGTAGAGCGCAATCACTAACCCATAGCTCATGTGCCTTAAAGAATGCGAGAGCAATATCCCCGCGTAACGATGCAGTTGGATTAAACGATAAGGAGTTTTCGCGCCAATCCTTTTTATCGCTATCAAGGCAGTCAATGCACTCCATCCAATCCATTACGAAAGCCTCCACACGCGCACTTTGTCGATCTCTTTATCTCTGCGCGTAGCGATGGCAAACCCATGCGGCAACTGGTTGCGTTCACGCCTGCGGTTGATGTGAGAGCGTAAGGCTTGCACCTCTTTGCCCTGCATTACAACGCTCTGACCTATTTGAATCTGGTCAATAAAACTAAAGTCGTATTTACCAAACCGCCCGCCGCTTTTTTCATACGGTACGTTATCTTCAATTAAGTACATCTTTAACCCTCCCTATGGGTTGCTTTCTACTAATGGCTTTAACGCCTTGGTTAGCCTACGCTGGACGTTTCTCACGTAGGTCATTTGATCCATGCGCTCGGTTACATCCTCTTGCGAGTACAACGCATCAATCAAATAATCTAATTCATTGGCTAGGTCTATGGCCTGCTCGTATGCCTGCCGCCTTGGTGACGTTTGCACCGCTCACCCCCGCTTGCTTGTCATGCGGCGCATATACCGCTCTTCTGCGATCTTAACGCGCTTGTTACCGGAGCCATCGCCCCACTTGATTGTCAGCCACTTGGGGCCGCGCTTGATGATTGCCGCCGTGCGACTACCTCTTTCAGTGTGGTAGACCACCGGCTCCCAGCCTCGGTTAAGGCATTTACGATATGTCAGTTGCATTGTTACTGCCTCCCTTATCGGTTGTAGTATTCGATGGCGGCTTGCTCTGTCTCAAACAGACAGTACGTTGATGTTGGATGCGCCCAGCCTGATACACGCTCAGTGCCGTCACTGCTTATTAGTACCTCATCGCACAGCGGAAATTGCTTGCCGCCGGTCTTGGCGAACACCTTAATGATCGGCTGGCACTCAAAGTCACCACGATGGCTTAAGCGGCGAGTCCAGTAGTAGTTACCCTTAACAGCTTTTTTGATATGGCTCATGTGATGTACTCCTATGTCATTAATCAATGTAAACATTCTAGTTTATGTGATATTCAGCGTCAACCGTTTTGATGATGTTTTTTGTATGTTTTTTAGATTAGTTTGTTATATAAACGCGAGTTTAATATGACCAGATGGTCGGATGGGGTCGGGTGTAATCCCAATCTAGGTGTATAAATCGGGCTGGCCCTTTCTGATTTATACCGATACGGGGAACATCATGCAGTACAGCCGCCGCAATGAGCCTGTGAGCGTCTTTACCGCTTACCCCTATGTCTACGGCCTTCCCTGTGCAATGTGCCCCTACGGGCTTCCCAGAGGCGTCCTTGGCGGCTTCTATTGGATGGCTTGGGCAACGGTAACCGCTAGTGACCGGCAAGGCAAAGCCAACCGTCTCTCTAATGGCGTCTAAATGCTTGCGTACTTCATCATCAAACACCAGATCGCCACAGCCACACTGACAGCGTAGCTCGTCATCAGAAAAGTATGTCATTAGTCGCGGGCTACTTTCTTGGTCTTTTCTACGGTTCTCATTGCGCCCAGACCCAGCATCCCCAATAGAACCGGCATCATCTCCGAAATATCAAGGTTGGGCATAACGACATCTACACCAGCCAAAGCACAAGAGAAATTAGCAACAGGGACGCAGATATAATTAACCCCCATCCCAGCACAACAGAGCCAACCAACTGATGGACGCCATCCGCTAACGAAGATGCTAGCGTGTTTAGCTTCTTCGCGGTTGACTGATATTTGTTCTCTAGCCAATTCGTAAGCCTGTTTTGAGGCCATAGTCGATATGTCATGGGCCAACCTCGCTTTTTCATCTGCATCAGGTATAAATTTATCCAGCAAGCTCGTTACTGGCGCTATAAGGGCTTCAATCATTGGGCCAAGTCCACTCTGGATCGCTCGTCGTTACAATAGTGCATGACGTTAATAGGGCCGCAAACGCCGCTATTACCAGCATCCTCACTTGTCTACTTTCCCGTCTAGCTTGGAGTCTATTGCTTCCAGCTTAGCGAATAACCTTTGCATGTCACTTTTCCATTCTTCACGGCGTAAGTATTCACCAGCAACGCTAACCTCAAGCCTGCCAACCTGATGATCTAGGTTTTTGACTGAATCCCACATGCTTTTTAATAGCAAGGCATAAGCGCCTGAAGCTATAGAGATGATCGTGTTGATTAGCGTCTGATCCATTGTTAGCCACCGCAAGCTCTTTGATAAAGCTGATCGTCAAACGTATACCCGTATTGGTAGGGAACATACGCCTCGCACCATTCATCAGAACCCTTTTCCATGCCATCAGTTACTTGCGCTTCTGGGTCCACGTTCTCATTAGGCAAGGTGTGAGTAAAGTAGACATTGCCGTTTTTGTACGATTGCTTTTTGTACATCTTGCCAGCAGTCGTCACATAAACCAGCTCGTTAGGCTTCACCGTGTAAACAGATCCGTCCTCATAATAAATAACGGTCTGACCGAACGCCGACATAGACAACATTAACGCTACTGCAATGCTGATTAATTTCATGCTTATGCTCTCCCTAAGCTGATAAAGTTAATTGTAAACCAGACGATCCCGCCCGTAATCATAAGGGCCAAAATAATTGCAGAAACGTCTAACATCCTGCGTTGTTTGCGCCTCTGCTTGTAAATTACTTGCTCACGCTTAGTTCTTATGTCGCGACGCATCTGCATCATTTCTTTGTACGTTTCTTCACCATATGCGTACATGATCAACTCGCGTATTTGCTTCTCCTGCTCCTCTATCTTTTTTTTTGCTACGATAGCGTTTAACGCTTGCTCCTCTACTGATCCACCATCAAACACCTTTTTAAATAATGGCGGGTTTTCTAGTTCCTTTTCCGCTTCTTTTAAATCACTTGCAAGCGTGTACCACTGGCCTAACTTCTGAGCTACGTGTTCAATCTCTGCGCCTTTGGATACAAGAACCTGTACGCCCTTGAACGCAGTAGACGCCATTGCTACCAGAGATACAGGATCCACAAAGTTTTACCCCTCCAACGCGGCTGATGGTGCTGAGAAATTAGCGCCTTGGTATCTGGCGTATCCATTGGTAAATCGTAAGTCTTCTATATAACCGTTAAGGTAATTTCCCGTCCCTGACCTTGAGCCGATAATAAAGGTAGATGCCGCGGAGCTAGCGATCATTGTTGCGGAGTAAGTAGACGTACCGTTTATGAAGCACTTTAAAGTACCGCCGTAGTTTTCTATAGCTACGTGATACCAAGTGGATGCAGATAGCGTGGTCATATTTGTATGATTGGGGTACATATCCAGCCGCCCGCTACTGCCAAGAACATAAACCGTCCATCCGGTTGTTGCGCCGTGCGGGACTGTTTCAACTATATTTTGCTCTGCTGAGATGTTATTTAAATAAATCCAAAACTCTATCGTAAAGTCCTTGCCTGAATTTCTGAGCGGCATAAAGTCATGGTTTTGAATTTTTAAATAATCGCCAGAGCCGTCAAAATACATTGAGTAACTACCGTATTTTGTTTGTGACGTTGACACTGTGGTGTTGCCAAATACCTCAATATTTTTGCACGTTTGAGACTTATCAATGATCGTTGCGTCATCGAACGGCAACAGCAGGCTGGTGTTGGTTATAGCTGTTAGTGGGGCTGTAGGCGGAGGGAAAGCGGAAGTGTAGACTGCAGTGCCACTAACCACTCTCACATCTGCGATGTATCCTGAATACAAATAATGGGCAGTATTGTAAACATTGGTGCCAATAGTCGCGTAACCTGTTGAGAAGTTTGCAGTGCTAGTACCTGAACCCGACGCTTCTCCATTTACATAGATCGTCATATTGTTAGTGCCTGTGCCGCTTCTAACAAGCGCGCAATGATTCCATTGCCCAACTTTGACTACTCCAGTCGTCGACTGAAAAATAGTAGATGCCGCAGTTTGCACAATAAGAGTTGTAGCATCAGTTCCTACATTACCAAATCGCAAAGCATTAGAGTCGTTAATGCCGTCGCTGGTGCTTGAATAAATTCCTGCGTAGTTAGGAACAGATGCAGATGGAGGGTAAACCCAGCATTCAAATGTAAAATCGCCACTACCCAACGCCAGACTAGCGTTTGTGCCAGAGTTTAAATAATCACCCGTACCATCAAAATAAGCAGAACCGCCGTGCCTGCTGGCTGAGTATTCAGCGTTATCGTAAGGGCCGAAGGGCTCTGTTTTGGTGTTACCGTTTACAGTAATAGAGTGACCTGTAGATGATCCGTCAGCTATGTAAGGCAGATGGCACGTTAGTAGGCTTGTGTTTGCAACTGCGGTGAGGCGTTGTGTTGGGCCACCGGATGAAGGAGTGATTGCTGTGCCTTTTACAATACGCAGGTCTGATATATGTCCGGTAAAGTAACCATTTGCGCCGTCAACATCAAAACCCCTGCCAACCCTTAGCTCCCCGACACTAAAATCAAATGTTTGGCCGGAACCTATGGTTACTGAGCCATTTTCTGTACCGTCAACATAGAATTTTAAACTTGTCCCATCTCGAACTAAAGCAACGTGGTGCCACTCATTTAAAGATAAAGTTGATGATGATGTTAATAGTGGATCTGCGCTCGGGGATGCCGAGTTACAATATAAATATAATTTGTCATTTTGACCGGTATTGTCAAATCTAATAGAGCTAGAGCCTGCAGAATTGTAGTTTGAACTTGATACCAAAGCAGGATAAGAGGTGCTTTGAGAATCTGCATACATCCACAGCTCTATAGTAAAGTTGCCAGTGCCCATATCAAAGTTGGCATGATCTATAGCTTTTAAATAATCACCACTACCATCAAAATAAGTTGAATACCCGCCATGCCTATAGGGGCTAAAGGTGTTTTGAGTAGCATCTCCATTCGCGGTAATCGTGTGGTTGTTACCGGAGCTATCGCGGAATACTTTATTGCTGGTGTAGCCGTTATCTGCTGGAGTAATTAACGCGGTGGTGTAGTTGCTCTTTTCGACTGTAAACCTCAGCTCAAATGTAGAGCTTGTCGATGCAATGTTAACGCCATCACTAGCTCTAAATACCAAAGTAAAGTTACCGGCATTCGCAGTGTTAGTGCTTGGCGTAATCGTCCACTGGTTTGTATTCGCTCCAGTGCCTTGAGTAACCGTTGCAACATTTCCAGACGTATCGCTGACAATGCTGTAAGTGATCGGAATACCTTCTGGGTCAGTAGCAGTAACCGTAACAACCGTGGCCGTGCCATCTGTAGCAAGGGTGTAAGTAGCGCTAACGCCGCTGATAGAGGGCGTAGTGTTCACAATGCTGATTGAGTACCAACCTGAATCACTAAAGATATAGAGCTTGTCCGTAGAATCGACTAGCGCCATCGACCCCTCTGTTACTCCACTCAAAGGCAGATCGTTGATTGTTGCGTATACCGTCACGCCAGCAGATGAGTCGGCCGGTTGCCACTCGCTATCCGTGCTATTCCACTGCAACACTTGCCCGTTGGTCGGCGCTACTGTGGACGTATCTACGTCTGTCAGCGCGTCGATTGCCTGAGTAAGACCCTGGGGACTGTCAGACCAAACGCCTTGCGTAGAGTCGTAAGCGTAGGTGATCCCGCTAACGGTAATCGTCTGGCCGTTAGTGGGGTTGCTTGGAAAATTAACTGCCATTATTTCCTCACTCTGGCTTGTTAGGCCAAGTTACGGTATAGGGGAAACCTTCTTGGGCGGGCAAATCTCGCAACGCCTGACGATATGCGGCCATTTCGGCTGACATTGTTACGTCGCTCAAAGCGCACCAGTCTGTTTTTTGCAGAAGGTTGTTTCTTGTCGCCCTTACTTTTGTCGCCGCAGTAATTTCGTGCGATGTAATTTGATCCGCAGTTAATTGCACAACGGATTTTGTTATTACCCATTCGCCATCCCTCAAAACAGGATTAGTCGATTTTTGTACTCGTTGAGTAGTGGAATCATGGGTAGGGATTGGGTCAGCGCTAACAGGATAAACGCCATACATCGCTAGCGTGTCGTTTGATATCTCTGCTGGAAACGAAATAGTCGGGTTGTCAGCACGAAACTGCTCAATGCTATACGGATATTGGACTACTTCGTTATTTTCTGCTTTAACATACATTAGCTACTCCTTATATTAAATTGATATACTCTGTCCTGCGCGGTGCCTATTATCCAATACTTTGTACCATCCGGTTTAAAATAAAGGTCCTGCAAAACGCCCTCCACCGGATCTACCTCTTTATAGTTTTGATTAAAAGTAGCAGTACTTATGTCCCACGCTGTGCTAAGGTCGTATTCGTTTATGTCATCACCATTAGATCCAGCGATATACATTTTTGTTCCATCATCTTTAAAAGACAATCCTCTCGGCGCAGTTTCCTGTGAATTTACGCTAAATGCCTGAGAGTAACTGGCAGTGCTAACATCCCATGCAGTAGTTAACCCATACTCGTTTATATTATCACTGGTAAATCCAACAACATACATCTTAGACCCATCGTCTTTGAAAAATACTCCTGCTGGTGTAGCTTCTTGTGAGGCTACAGAAAAGTTTTGATTGTGGCTCATAGTGCTTACATCCCACGCGGTACTCAGGTCATATTCCGCTACAACATCACTAGTTGATCCCGTTACATAGACTTTGGTTCCATCAGGTTTAAAAAACAGTCCTTGCGGCGCAGTCATAACGCTATTGTCTGACTTGCAAGACCGAGCTTGTGAGAAGGAGCCTGTTGATACATCCCACGCGGTGCTTAAATTGTACTCGGCAATATTATCGCTACTGTTTCCTGTGACATATACCTTGGTTCCATCAGATTTGAAAAATAACCCGTTTGGGGATATTTCTTCGGTTTCGACGCGTAAATATTTAACCCCCGCTCTATAGTGATGTACGTCAGTGGATTTATTGCCGCACATATAGAAATGATCGCCGTCAGGCGACCAGTAAATTCCAAAAATCTGATACTCTGCGGTGGCGTTTATATCGCCAGCAGAGTTTCCATTAACGTTGTTATAAAGTTTTAAATATTGCACATGAGACGCAGTGCTAATGTCCCACGCTGTGCTTAGTGAGAATTCATCGACTCCATCACCAATTATTCCAGATACCCAAAAACTCGTGCCATTAGGATGAAAGTACAAATCCATAGGACGAGACTCATAATTGGTCGGTAATACTAAGCTGAATGACTGGGAGAAACTGGCTGTACTTAAATCCCACGCTGTACTTAAATTATATTCATGCACATTGGCACTGCTATCGCCAACAATGTACATTTTCGTGCCATCTGATTTAAACTGAATGCCATTTGGAAGCGTTTCTTTCGCACTTACAGACAGTGTTTGTTGATGACTTGCGGTACTGACATCCCATGCCGTGCTAAGGTCGTATCTGAATACGCTATCGTTAGTATCGCCAACAATATAAAATTTTGTGCCATCTGAGCTAAAAAAAATACCTCTTGGAACAACGTCTTGCGATGACACAGAAAAGGATTGCGAATAACTGGCTGTAGTTGGATACCATGCAGTACTTAAATCGTATTCGTTTATATCATTGCCTTGATCGCCACAAAGATACATTTTCGTGCCGTCTGGTTTAAACGATATTCCTCGTGGGATTGTCTCTGTAGGGGCGGTGTCAAACTGACCAGAGATGACCATTTCATCTATATCAAAAAAGTTAGATGAATTTGTGTGGTCTAGATGTGAATACGAAATGTCCCATGCGTTGGGGTTGGTAGGCGCTCCTGTAGGCACGTTACCAGCGGCGGCCATCAGAGCCTTATCTAAAGGCTTCATGCGTAGCTACCTACATAAGCCCCGTACAGAGTTGTGCTGACCTTCCAAAGCACCAGCGTATCTTTCGCTGTAAGCGTAGGGGCAGAATTACCAGAGCTTGTGACCCACGTTATCGTAGGCCATGTGATTGTGTAGGACGCCGCGCCTTCCAGCATCAGCACCACACTCTCGCCAGAGGCTAGCGTCTCTGTGAATGTTGTATTAGCCGCGATGGTCTTTGTCTGGATGCCGCCGTTAGTTGGGTCTATTGCAGTGCCAGAAAGTGCGTATACCGTGCTTACGCCCTGCTCAATCCAATCATAGTCCGTGCCATTCCAGCTTAGTATTTCATTTGTTGCCGCAGTGCTGGTGTTGATGTGCGTATCAACATAACTTTGCACATTATTGGGCGTTACCCCAAGCGCCGCGTCCCATCGGCTGTTTACATTGTCCCATTGAAGAACGCTGTTATTGGTTGGCGAAATAGAGTCGTATACATCAGACAGGTTCGCGATGCTTTGGCCTGTAATGCCCGTCAAGTAGCTAGATAGGTCTGGCGGGGTATAGCTGAATACACCTGTCGTATTGTTATAGCTGAGAGCCGCCGTGCCTACCGAATTGGTGGTTACTGACAGGCTTGTAAGCGCGATGCCCGAGCCAGACGGATTAGCCTTCACCCACTGCGACGAAGTGCCGTCGTTGTAGTAGACGTAGAGCCGCAGTGTGGTTGTGTCGTACCAGAGATCACCGTCTGATGGTGATGAAGGCGCTGTATCTGCTGTAGTAACAGACGCACCGCCGCCAGACTGTGCGACCCAATCGTAATCTGTGCCGTTCCAACTCAATACTTCGTTTGTGGCGGCTGTACTAGTGTTGAGGTGCGCGTCTACACTGGCGTCGTTATAAGTGCCGCCTGATGGCGAGGCCGCATCCCAACGGCTATTTGCGTTGTCCCATGTAAGCACTTGCCCATCGGTCGGCGTCATAGTGTTTACATCAGACAAGTCCTCAATACTTTGACCGGAAATGCTTGTCAAGTAACCCGATAAGTCTGGGGGCGTATAAGTAAACACGCCCGTGCTATTGGTGTATGTGAGAGCCGCAGTGCCAGCGGCGTTAGTCGTAACAGAAAGGTCAGTTAGCGCAATACCGCTGGAATCCGTCGCATTTACCCATGCTGTCCCGTTGTACTTTAAAACCTGACCATTTGACGCCGTTGTAATCGTTACGTCTGACACGTCATTTAACGCAACGCTGGTTAAATACGTTCCCAGATCGCTAATATCTGCCTCTACCAGTGCCCGCGCTTCGGCTTGGTTACTGGCATTACCTATAAAAACATTGCCGTCATTCAGGTTTGCGACGGCATTAGCTCGCCCTGCACCCATAACAGCAATTGAGCCGCTAGAGGCGTTGACCTTTAGCACTCTGCCGAAGTTTTGTATAAGGCCAGATTGACCAGTTGGCGCAGTAGTCGTTAGCGTGCCAGCCGTAGTGCCAACATAAAGCACATCACCAGCCGTAAACGTAGACGTATCTAGGCCAGTGACAACGCCCATAATAACCACTGTGCCATCATTACCATTTGCAATGGTTGAGGTAGTTAAACCGATTGCTGGCATCTTCGCAGAGTCATCGGCATCTGCTGGGGCTATGGTAATGTTATTACCGCTTGTCCCTGTTTGATAAACGGGCGTACCGATACTAATAGATGCGCCTGAGTTGTTAGTACAGGCAACCTCTACGTGATTGGAGTCTATTGTTAGCTCGTTGTTCGCATCGTCATACGTCAGATCAACGCCTAGACCGGCCTGCAATAGCGTGTTGACTTGATCATCAACCGCTTCGCCAAAGTCGGTCACTTGAGTGCTGGTAATGCTTAACGCCGCCTCATGCTGGGTAACGGCTAGCTGGGTAATGTTTGCGCTAGGTACGTCAGCCCATGTAACTGATGCAGTTAAATCATTAACCTCTGAAGTCAAGTAGCTAGACAAATCTGGCGGGGTATAAGTAAATACACCCGTGCCGTTGCTGTATGTAAGCGCCGCCGTTCCTGCGGCGTTTGTTGTAACAGAAAGGCTTGTTAGAGAAACCGGCGTCGCTGGCTCCCAATAGCTGTTTGCGTTGTCCCATGTTAAAACTTGGCCGTCTGTGGGTGCAGTTGTAGATGTGTCTACATCGCTCAAATCATCAATCTGCGCCGCTCTAGGGATAATAATTTCTCCCGCCATAGCAGAGTGATTTGAGCAGTTGTAATACAGCTTTGATGGGGCATCCTGCGGCACAACAAACTTAATTGTTCCGGTTTCTGCCCCGTTGTTAGTTACGCCGTCAGAGTACGCATTGCCCGTACCCGTTCCTGATACTGTTTTTATATAAAACGGATGGCCTGACGCATTTACCGCAAACTCGTAAGTTTTGCCCCTATGCAAGTAAAGCGTAGGGTTGCTGTCGCTATCGGTGCCAAAGCCACTAAAAACATAAGCGCTCGATGCGTTGTTAGTAACCGCGAAGTATCCATCAGATGTAGCAACGTCCCACACGCCGAGTGTGGCGTTGTAGATGAACCCGTTAAAAAGATCGCCGCCTGATGGATTGTCTGGGAAGTTCATTTAAAGACCTCCAAGCCTTTGGCATGTTAGCTCTGCCGACATATCGCCTGACCTGTTTGTTTCTGTTGAAGTGGCTCTTATCAAATAGGTGGTAGTCACAGGTATAAGCTTGAAATAAGTAAGCTCTTGCGGAACCGTATGATCTACATCGTCCCCGCCTAAAGTTACTCCGTCGCTAGTATTAAGAGGGTTTTGAGTTGTATAAACTGATTCGCTATATCTGTCTTGTGTTTCTAGCTTTATGTCTGCATATACCGGCTGAAAAACGCTAGTAGTATAGGTACCCGGACCAATAGACATATGAACCTGAACCAACCACCATCCTTCAGTCAAAACTTTGACAGAACCATCTAAAAACGAACTATCTCGGTTGAAATAAGAATTGTTAAGATCGCTCGCCCAAAAACCCCACGTAGCAGGCGTACTTCTGTACGCGAGGCCCATATGTCTGTTATTTACAACGTGATTGGTGTCTCGCATTGCCCTGAACGTATTTACACCAGAGTTTAATGATGACGAACCGACTGCCACCCAAACGCCATCTGCTCCACTGTATACATACGTCACACCATTGCTCTCTGAGAACCAAACATCGCCGCTCGTAGGATTGGATGGCTTGGCAGATGCGGTTTCTACAAATGAGGTTACTACGCCCGTGACGTTTGCCCAGCTACCATTTTTTCTTATGTATTGCGATCCATCTGACGCCGCGTCATCTAACTTGTCTGTATTCAAGTTAATGAAGTTGGCATCCATCTCAGTGACGGTGAGCGGCGACCCTTTGCCTGATACTGTGACAACGGTAGCCATCAATCGCCCCTTACCAATTGAAATGTTAACTGCACATCTAGCTTGTCATTGCTGGTAGCGGAGCTACCGGCCTTCGCCCGTACCCTGATTTTGTTTGCACTTAGATTTGATACAAGGATAATGACGCTAATCGTTCCAGAGCCTCCCCATACCTCGTTTGCCGCCGTGCCCGCGTAACTCCTACGATCTGCAAAACTATTGCCAGTAACATTAGAGTAGCTAGTACCGCCATCTGTTGACTGTTCTAAGCTTGCCCCTAGCGTTAGGGGACTTGCGGTTCTGCTGGTGCTATTGGTTCCGTAGAAATTAAAGTCGGCCCTGACTAACCAAGTTCCAGATTGAGTAAAGGTAAAAACCCCAGACGATTCACTCATATTGCCATTTATATGATTGCTTGAGCGAGCCCAACCGGAAGTTACTATAGCGTCATGCGAGCTTGAAAAGGATACGGTGCCGCTATCCCACTGCTCTATAACAGTGGCGCGATTAGTCCATTGCTGATACGTCGGGCTACTAAAGGTGCCGTCGTATACTAAAATATCTTGATCTTGAGGCGACGTAATTGATACATCGTCTAAGCCCGTCAAGTTATACGCGCCGCCTAATGACCCAGTTGGCGCACCAGTAGCCACCCACTGCGAAGACGTTCCGTCATCGTAATAAACATACGTCACGCCATTGCTCTCTGAATACCAGACATCTCCATCAACAGGGCTTGACGGTGCTGTGGTGGATGTTGTCGCCCTTGCAATACCAGCGGCTATAGAAGTCCACGCGCCATTCTGACGGGCGTATTGACTGCCATCATTTGCAATAGAGCCAGCCGCATCCTCTAGCTTGTCAGAGTTGAGGTTTGTAAAGTTAGCATCGACCTCACTATTAGTAAGCGGGCTTCCCTTCCCGCTCCGCGTCGTAATGGTAGCCATTAGCTACCTCCTTACGATGCGCTTAGAGTAATAGTGTGCGTAATCTGTAAGGTATCGTCTGCCGCTTTGTTAATCGTGCTAAACACTACTCTAGCGAGCATGGTGCCGCTTGTAGAAGCGTTAAACACGCCGCCCTCTGTAATAGCGCCAGTAGATACACCCGCACCAAATGAGGCCACATATGCAATCTCATTGTTCGTAACGGTTGTGCTGGTCAATGCAACACGACTACCGAGAATACTGCCCAAGTCAGTATCGCCAGCCGCCGCCGCAGTAGAGCCAGAACCTACGGCATAATGGCTCATAACGGTGTCTGTGGCGTCCTTCATGCGCGAGGCAATGAAGTTTAGGCCAGTAGTTACCACTAAGTTATCTATATTGCGCTCTTCTTTAAGTTGACCGTCTGGGCCAAGAAGTTGCACGTTTACTCTGCCTTTCAGCTTAATAGTATCTTTCATTTAAAAAGTCCCTGAGTATCCAACATAATCATCGGCAAAATAGGCGAAATCACAATATCCTTGACCTCTATACGATCCAGCGTCTGCCGCATCAGCGCCATCAGCTCTATTGATCGCAACGGTCAAGATTTTATCATCTTTAACCCCTAAATTCTCCACCTTTGAAGCAAATACAGAATTTGCAACAGCATCAGCCGCGCCAACATCATCTCGTACACTATCACTTAGTAAATTAATAACCAGCGCGATCGCGTCGGTCATGCTTGCAGAATCAGCCGCTACTCTGGTGACTGCATTCTGTATTGCGTCGGTGACGGCAAAAGTATCACTAAAGGCAGTTGTTATAGCCTTCGCTACGGAATCAGTAATTGCGCCTGTATCCGCTAGGGCCGACGTAATCGCCATTACCACCTGATCGGTAATATTTGGCGTGTCACCAAACTCTTCAAAATTTGCTATTAGAGACGAAGATGCATCCGTAAACGTAACGGTGTCTGCAAATGTCTTTGTTATATACTTTGCGGCTACGTCAGTTATGCCAACTTGATCAGAAAGCGCTTTTTGTACGCTTATTATTTGCTCGTCTGTTAAGCCAATCGAATCATCAACTAGTCTGCCGCGCAAAAACGTAACAGCATCCGCAAGACTAGCGCTATCCGAAACCGGCCTGCCTACTTCATTGGCATGGGCATCCGAAACAGATAACGCTTCCGCTTTTAACTTTGTTACTACCGAGCGAATTGCATCAGTTACGGATGCGCCGTCAGCAAGCTCCGCAATTAGCTGGCCGACTATGAAAACAAGCCTTGTGCTGGCTATCTTTGCATAATTTACGGCTCGCGCTAGTTTGGCGTATGCAACCTTTACGGTTATCTTAGAAGTCATCTCGGAGGTAAAAGCTCAATAATTGGATTACGGTTTCGTTAATGCCGCCATTTGCAAAGCTAATTTCGCCCTCGTAATACCCAGCATTCAAATCTAAATCGCCAGTTCCCCACTGAAATATAGCCTTCCCTAATGCCGCATCAGCAGATTGCGCTATAGATGTTTTTGTCAGCAAAACAGTAGTTTCGCCCACTTTTCTGAATTTCATGCTTACAGTAAACCCAGATAAATCTATTGCGGCCCCAGTATCTTCGCGGGTTAATGTAACCTCAATTTGCGGCCTTGTGTCTCCGCTGACTAAATTAATTGTAGTCACCAGCTTATAGCCTCCAATTCTTGCACCGTAGTAGCAGACTCAATTTGTGATCGCAGTATTCTACCATGATCATGCGCCGCCTTTATGTGGTCACTGAGGGCTTTGCCTAACTCTTTAAGTTGCGCGGCCGTCAGCGCTTGGGTTGTATTGTCCCTAAGCGTCCATGTCGTAGTAAACGCATCATCAAGAATCGCAGACTGCACAGCCGTCTGTATCCTGACTTGACTATCCGCATCCGCATCAAACTCCCAGCCATTCCAGATAAAATAACCAAACTCTTGATCTTCTCTATCTAGCTTTAAATCTGACCATCTTTGCGCTTTCGCATCTTCTATGTTTATGGCCCATTGCTTCGTTTGGTAATCAAATTCGTGAAAATCGCTTGGTTTTTCGGGCTTTTGCTGTAACGCACCATTATCAACATAATGATCTTCTAGATCGCCTGATACATCCGCTTCAATGTAGGTTTTACCCTCCATAGAAAGCGCAGTGGCGTTACGCACTGAAGAAAGTATTTTCCCCTCCTCATTGTAAATAATTGCGGAAAACCTCATTTTTTGCCCCCCAGCACGACCATAGACCCATTCCCGACTGACCAAAAACCACCTGTCGCATTGCTATATGATGCGAGCACCTGTATCGCATAAGTCTGAATCTGTGCGCTTGGCGCTGGAAACTCACCAATAGAAACCATGCTTAAACCGCGCCCCGGCCTGTCCATGTCAAACCAGACCTGACCTCTAGGCGATGCGCTGTTTGATTTAGCAAGCCTCATAAATATTTGCTCTGGGGTGGTATAGGTGCCAAGAGTGCCGCCAATTCGCAACGCCGCGCTAATAATTACAGAGCCAATATCATTCCAACCAGCGCCAAAATCAACGCTAAAGGTATGCGCGTTTTGCCATGTTCCCGTCAGTATGGTTGTGCTGGTTGCGGTAAATGTGGCCGAGTCTGGGACGGTTACCGCTTCGTTTTGAATTTGTAGCGTATCTACAGATAAATCCTTTATATAAACGCCATCAATTTCATCAGCGTCAAATACGGTGTTACCCGCAGTGTCTTTAATCAAAATGCCTTTGGTTTCTACGTCAGTGCCATCAAATTTAAGAAACCGCGTTGACGTTCCAATATTAAATCTAGGCTGTACAGAAGCAGATGTGCCTATATTCCCCAGCCAAAAGCCTGCGGTTGTAGACGTATAGTTGGTCTTGCCAAGCCTAACAGCCATGCCAGAAACATTGTCGCCGGTCAGCGTTATCAATCCGGTGTTGATGTGGCCCCCGTCAATTGTCGTTATTAGAGAGCTAGCAGGATCAGCAAGCTCCGTATTGAGGTTGATGAACGTAACCAAGCCATCAAATACAAATGATTCAAATGGAGTGCTAAAGGTTATCGTTTGACTGCCGTTATAACTTGCCTCTAATACGGAAAACCTAGCCGCCCAGAATGTACCGTCCTCGCCTGTTTGCTCTACAGGGTCTAATTGCCAGCCGCTACTAAGTCCTGAAAATGTGCCGTTGCTAAAATTAAAGCTGGTTGCTGATGGGGTGCTTGGCTGGGAAGCAGACGACGTTGAATAATAAACATAGCCGTGTTGATTTCTTGGGCCGTACTGAACGGCTGGCGCGGCATCAGTGCTTGCCAGTTGCGCCGTCGTAAATCCACTAGCGTTTCCGCTTCTATCTAATGATCGCAATTTGTAATAAAAAGATTGAGAATCAGCGAGCCCCGCATCTACATATGATGATTGAGTGCTATACAGGCCAGCTACCGACGCTACCCGTGTATATGTCCCGTTTAACGTACCAGAGCGATAAACATCAACAGAGCTAAAATCCTTATCGCTGGGATTTGTCCAATCCACAATTATTGTGCGATAGCCGCCGGTTGCAGAAACTGATGTCGGAGCGCTTGGTGCGGTGTTGTCGCCAGTAATGGTTATGGTGCCGCTTAAAGGAGTTGACCTAACGCCTGCATCATTCTCTGCTCGCACTCTTACCGTGTACTGAACGGTGTAAGCCGGTTGCACTAAGTAGGTTGTTGCGTCATTCCCTGAAGCGTCTGGGGTGCTTATTCTGACCTCGGACTTATCAAATCCTGTCGGGGAAAGCTCTACGATATACGCCGTAACAAACTCACTGGCAGAGGCAGTCCAGTTAATAATTAGGCGAGAAACTGAGGTTCCATCATCAGAGATGGTAACGCCCTGCGTTAGAGATAGACTTGTTGGCGCTGGCAGAGCAAACGGGTCGGGCAATGTGGTTGATGGCGCATCAGGCTGTTGCGCTCCTGACTGCCATGTATAGATATTGCTGTACTGTTGCATTGATAGCTTTACATCTCCGCTATCAAGCAATTGCATAGCAAGCACTCTAAAGTCCTTGGTGGCCGCTCCCGTCCAGCCTAATGATGGATGGTCTACGGTCACAACGTCGCCCACAGCGATCTGTAGGGCTTCTGGCGAGGCTGTTAGCTCAATACTTAGCGGGTTCTCTCTGGATGCCCTGCAAACAATCCGCGCAATATCTCTCGCAGAGTAATAATTTGTATTTGTATTTAGAGTTATGTCTTTTTGTAGCTCTTCGTTATTGTCCTCAGAAAAAAAGGTGCTTTCTTCGCTACTGCCAGCGGGAGGCCATATAACCGTATCGTCTTGCCAATTGCTTTCTGGATTTACAAACGTAGCTCGGACGCGGTTATACCGTTTGCTCTTGCCTACGTCTTTGACGGTAATATCTGGGTATGTATTGGTTTCGTCTAATGTAAAGGTGCTAGACGTAGCCTTATCAATGAGTAACGAATAGTACCCATCTTGATACGGCATCAAGCCACGCATACCTTGAAGCAATATTTTTACGTTGTCGAATATCTTGTTATCTGTATTGAGTACGGCATTGCACTCCAATAGCTTAATACTGCCACCGCCGCCGTACTCCGTAACGGTTGTGTCGCATGTATTCGCCGCAGAAATGAATGATGCGTTATCAAGAGAGGCGCTAGAAAGCCCCTTTCCATAACGATCGTTGATTAGGTAATCACGCAAACAAAGAGCAGGATTAGATGAAAAGCCCGTCGTTGCGGTACGCGGATCGTATACCTTTTTACCATTTACAACGCATTGAATATCTGGAATGCCGCCAAATACATTAGAGTCGTATTTTAGGCGCACGGCCAAATATGCGACCCCTCTTAAACGATGATTGGTCCCCCATGTGTCCGTAGCATTGGCAAGCATGGTGTCATATGTCTGCGAATCAGTGCCGGTATACTTGTTAATTGTGACCAAGCCGCTGAATTTTGAGTCAGTAGATATTGTGTCGTTAATGTAGACATCACCAATTGAATCAATCTCGCCCTCGCACAACGCTAGAGCTATATACAGGTATTCGTTTTTATTGCCGCCGGTAGAAACAAATACTCTGGTGCCGCCGACTTTGCGAGTGCCATAAATTACAGGCAGGGCCGCGTTATTGGACTGCTTGTTGACTAATACGCCTTGGGCTTGGGTCTGCTGGTCAAAGTCTGCCCCAACCAAGAACCCAACCACATCGCCAATTAGATTGGTGACGCCTTTAAATAGCTTGGAGAAAAAGCCCATTACTTTTTACCCCACTTTAAATCTCGCACCAAAGATGAGGCATATTCAAAGCCAAGGTCGCCAGAAAAGTAAAACTGTTGCGAGTTAGAGTTAGTGCGCCTGCCTGCTTTCTTCTGAAAGTCTGCCCAATGCGACGAAATAGAAACGGATAGCTCGGAGGTTGAGCCGGTTTCACTTACCTGAAACCCTGATATTTTGCCACTAAACGCCATTATTGGAGTGCCAACAACAGTGCCGTTTTGTATGACAGCTTTCTGTATGGTTGCGTTTCTATTAAGCCAATCGTTATTTAAGAATGCAGAAAGGTAGGTTTGCCCTACGTTACTAAACACCAACGTCAAACTATTGACGCGCAAATCTTGCGATTCAGTTGGCGAACCAACCTCTAGCAAATACTCGGATGCGTCGTAGGTATATGCGCCGTAGCTAATCTCACTAAAGTAATCTGTGCTATACAGCCCTGTGCTGATGCCAAGATAAACCAAATGGCACATCTCAAAGCTATCAGACTCTAGGGCGCTGATCATTGCCGAGTGAACTGTGCGCGGCATTAGATTGCCTCTATCAAGTCAATTTGAAACTGATACCTGTCGTATCCGCTCAACCTATACTGCTGAATGTCATTATCGACCCGCATCGTAAAGGGAACACTAGAAACCGTGATAGAGGTGTTTGTTGGCACATCCTGAATAAGCGGCGGCTCTATTGTCATGGTTCCAGTGCCAGAGCGATCAGCTACAACCATGTAAACCTTGCTGTGATCAGCGAATTTTATAAAATCGCCTGCCTTTAGGGTGCCTGTAAAGCTGTCTACGTTAATAGTGTTATCGCCTGACAAATGACCGCCATTTACCGCTGGCGTACCAGATATAGAGCCCTGAGTAGTGCTAATTACTGGCGGCACTATCTCAAAGCTATTTAAGCCGCCCCTTGTTGACATCACAAATGCAAGAACCGGCGCAAACTGCTCTCTGGTCAGATCGTCATACTTGGCCGTAAATCGCCATCTCTGAGAGCCAAGCGAGCGCACAATAGTCCTGCCGCTTCTGGTTTCCGATCTCAGGTTAGAGTGTTCGCTTGTTACGTTTATCGCGGTAAATTCTGGGTCTGTCGGGTAGCTCATACAAACGCCTCTCTGCCTTGATCTTCTACAGCCTCGTTAATCATCTGGATAATGAGGCCGCGCCTGCTATTGAGTAGCCGGTCAAAGCCTGATGCGTCTGCGGCCTGTATGTTAAAGCTCACGTTTGTGGTTCTGTTTGAGGTGTTGTTTGTCTGATCTCGCAGGGCTTCGTTTGGCGTTATTCTGCCGCCTGTACCCATCGTTAACACCTCTGGGCCTCGCTCTCCGACAATGTAAGACTCTCCAGCACGCACCTGACCGCCAAGGGCTCTGCCTGATAGGGATTGCGCCGCATATGAAACACCCGCACTAATCACGGTTGCCGCCGCCGCCGCGCCCAAGGCTGGGCCGATAATCGGAATCCCCGCCAATGATGCGTAAGCCTTCATAGCGGCCACATATGACTTTGATATGATGTCTGCGGCATTCTGGCGCTTTTCTGCATTCGCAAAGTTTACGGCCAGCCTATACGCCGCTTTAGATTTCTCTGACTTGCCTTTGAGTAGTACATCCTCAAACCCTAATAGCGCATTTGTCGTTTCCATCGCCGACTCTTTGCGCTTTTCGTCGGCCGCAATTAACCCATCTATAAGTCTGTCATTTTCTGAGTGCAGTCTGTCAGTGGCGCTTATGGTGTGCGCTATCCTCATCTCATCAGCATCAATCAGATTTTGCATTAACCTATTATTTTCTGCGGTTATTCGGCTAGTTCTTTCTTGAGCTAATTGCATCTCTTTTTCAAGCGCACTGATTTGCATATTGATGCGCGTGTTTATGCCGTACTCCTCTAGCGCATTAATTGCTTGCTCGTATTCTTGCTTGCTTAATACGCCTGCGTCCCTAAAGCGTATAAGAGCCTCTATCATTTCAAGCTCTTTGCGCCTAAATGCTTCTATCTCCGTGTCATTAAGAGACAACACCCTTTTTAAATAGCTATCTGCCTGTTTTTCTTGCATTGCAAGACGGGATGCCTGCTCTTTCGCGGCGCGTTCTGCCTCTCTAGCGGCTTCCTTTTCGGCATCTGTTTGATCTTCAAGCGTTTTTATCATCCGCTCTCTAATCATTATATTTGTATCTATTTGAGCGGCTAGTAAAGTTTCCTCTCTTGTGATGTCTGCAATTGCCTGCGCTCTGCGAATTTCGTCAAATGGCATATTCGCTAAATTTTGGCGTGCCTGCTTTAGCTCCTCTAACCTAGCAACGGCTTGCGCGGTGTTCTTATCAA